ATTAAACTTGAAAACTCCTTACCATTTGCTACTGCGGTTGCAACCGTAACTGGACAGTTTGTCACATCAGTATCTATTACTGATGGTGGAATATATGAAACGGCAGGATTTACACCAACAGTAACATTTTCAGATCCCCCTGCATCTGTCAATGCGATTGCAAGTATTGTTATTTCCAATGGTGCTATACAGTCAACACCAATTACAGAAAATGGAAGGGGTTATGTTAACCCTGTGACTGTGACATTTGATGGTAGGCAACTGATCGAAGGGTATGCAATATCAAATAAAAAGTTTGGAAACTATTCTTATAAGTTAGGTGTAGAGTCTACTGATACCTTGTTCACTAGACATCAAAGTGAAAGTGAAGGCATATTTAATTTTCATATTAATGTTCCTTCCGGAAGCAATACTGTATATGGCCGTGTCTTACAAATTGAAGATACTACACCCGATTATATCGTAGAAGTCACAGATGAAGATACAACTTCTTTTAATCTTCTCGTGACAGGAAGTCAGACGTTGTATGCAAATAATTTGCTCAAAGACAGTTGGCACTTTGTGTCAATCAAGAGAGAAGATGATGCAGGAACAACCAGAACAACTTTGTTCCATCAAGGAAATCAAGTAGCAACACTCAGAGATGCGGGAGAACCTTCATCTATCTACGAAAGGGTAATCAACGTCAAAAACACAAGATCAGGAAATGTTTATATTGATCATGTATTTTTGGACTCAGACCCGACAGCAACCCCAACAACTTATTCTAATACCCTTACTAGCAATACGGGAACAGTTACACTACTTTTAGATTTTGAAGATGCCCCTTCAGATCCATTTCTTGTATTCAGTAATGCAAACATCGATTCTAATGGATCAGTAACGAGTGTTAATATCCCAACAATCAGTGGTGGAGAAATCCTATCTTCTAACATATTGATACAAGAAGCACCAGAATCTTTCCCTGCACAGGGAACTGCAACTGTTTCTAATAATCAAGTGGTGACTATTACAATTACTAATCAGGGGCAAGGATACGTGTCCGCACCGACTATTGCGATTACTTCAGACGAATTGAGTGGACGTGTCTTACTAGAAGATCTCACTACTCTTGTCGATGACTCAAATAGATATGCTAATAATGACCCACAAGCAAATAATACTCTATTCCAAAATGATCTCAACTTTATTGATTTCAGTGAGTTTAACCCATTTAGTGAAGGAGATCGTTGGTAATGTTTGGACATAATTTCTATCACGAATCAATTCGTAAATATATTATCATGTTTGGTAATATGTTCAATGACATTGATGTAGTTAGGTACGATAATAGTGGTGCAGTTAGTCGTGTAATACGTGTTCCTATTGCGTATGGCCCAAGAGACAAGTTCTTATCTAGAATCGCAACAGATCCGAATCTCGACAGAGAAATCGCAATCCAATTGCCACGACTTGCATTTGAGATGACGCAAATTTCATATGACGGAACTAGAGCATTAAATAAATTAACCAGAAATGTCAATCTGGGAACAGATGAAAACAGACTGAGAAGTCAATACACTCCCGTGCCATATAATATCGACATCACTTTACATGCCATGTTCAGATACAACGAAGATGCTGTACAAGTGATAGAACAAATTATTCCATTCTTTAGACCAGAGTGGACTAATAGCATAAAGTTAGTTCCTGAGATTGGTGACTACTACGATGTCCCCACAATATTAAACAGTGTTTCAATGGAAGACAACTATGATTCTGACTTTGAAACAAGACGTAATATTATCCATACTTTAGAATTTACTGTCAAGGGATATATCTTTGGACCAGTTACTAACAAGGGTGCTATAACTAGAACGAATGTCAATTTTAAATCAGATATACCTGCAAATACTGCAACAGTTGAACGTTCTGTTTTAGTTCCGGGACTAACAGATAATGGGTTACCGACTTCTAATGTTGCGGCATCGGTAGCAAGGTCTCAAATTTCTGCAAATTCTGATTATGGGTTTGCTTTTGATAAAGAAGATTTTTTTAATGGAAACTTATCATGAAAGACAAAACAACAGAGAGTCTCAATGACATCTTTGAGGTAGAAGGTGAATTAGTGCAGGAAAAGGCACCCTCACTAAGACGTGAAAATTTCGAAGCAAGAACGAAAAATAATGATGATGTCACCAAGGACTATAATTATGCACGTGAAAATATGTATGATGTTATTGAACGTGGGACAGAGGCACTTGATTACTTATTGGAATTAGCAAAAGCATCAGAACACCCACGTGCGTTTGAGGTTGTTTCTACCTTGACAAAAACTCTTGTTGATGCTAATAAAGATTTATTAGAAGTCCAAACAAAGTTAAAAAAACTTAGAGAAGAAGATAAGACAGAACCACAAAATGTGACGAATGCTTTATTCGTCGGAAGCACTGCAGATTTACAAAAATTAATTAAGGGTGATGATGTTTGAACGTGGTTATAATGGGAATGCGAACCTAAAGAAAAAAGGTACGGAAATAGAATGGACTGAAGACAAAATTCAAGAATTTGTCAAGTGCGGAAAGGATCCATCATACTTTGCCGAAAAATATATTAACATTGTTCATGTTGATCATGGATTAATACCAATCAAATTATATGATTATCAGAAAGATATTATTAATAAAATTACTGATAATCGACGGTGTGCAGTTGTAACCTCACGTCAAGCAGGTAAGACGACTACTGCAGTATGCGTTATACTACATTATGTAATTTTTAACGGTCATAAAACTGTAGCATTACTTGCAAACAAAGGTGATGCCGCTCGGGAAATCCTTGATCGTGTAAAGATTGCATATGAAGCATTGCCTAAATGGTTACAGCAAGGTGTTATAGAATGGAACAAAGGTTCTGTCGAGTTTGAGAATGGGTGTAAGATTATCGCATCTGCAACATCGTCTTCTGCAATTCGTGGCAAATCTATATCGTTTCTGTATATCGACGAAACTGCATTTGTCGAAAACTGGGACGAGTTCTTTGCATCTGTATTCCCAACTATTTCGTCTGGTAACACTACAAAGATTCTTTTGACTTCTACACCAAATGGGTTAAACCATTTCCACAAGACTTGCGATGGTGCCGAAAAAGGAACTAATGGATACGAATTCGTTAGAGTGATGTGGCACGATGTTCCGGGAAGAGATTCTGCTTGGAAGCAAGAAACATTGTCTTCTATGGATTATGATTATGAAAAGTTTTCACAAGAATTTGAATGTGAGTTTTTAGGATCATCTGGCACTCTGATTGAAGGAAACAAACTTAAATCATTGATCTATAAAAAACCCATAAATGAATCTAATGGTCTATTCATGTACCAACCTCCAGAAAAAAATCATTCTTATGTCTGCATTGTTGACGTATCTAGGGGAAAGGGATTAGATTATTCAGCATTTCAGATAATTGATGTATCACGGATGCCGTATAAACAAGTTTGTGTTTTTAGGGACAACGTTATAACACCTATTGAATATGCAGAAATAATACATAGAACTGTAAAACACTATAACGAAAGTGTTATTTTGATAGAGATCAATGATATCGGTGAACAAGTCTCTGATTTGTTGCACCATGATTTTGAATACGAAAACATTTTGTACACTGAAAGTGCCGGTAGAACAGGTAAAAGAATTTCTTCAGGATTTGGAAAAGGAGTTGATAAGGGAGTACGCACCACAAAATCAGTTAAGTCGGTTGGGTGCTCTATTTTAAAGTTATTGATTGAACAAGATCAATTACTGCTTTCAGATTTCGAAACGATTAAAGAGTTGTCGACTTTTTCTCGTAAAGGAGTTTCATACGAAGCGGAGTCTGGTTGTCATGATGACTTAGTTATGTGTTTAGTATTGTTTGCTTGGTTATCTGATCAACAGTTTTTTAAAGAAATGACTGACATTAATACGTTGAGAACTTTAAGAAATAGAAACGAAGAAGAAATAATGGATGATTTATTACCGTTTGGTATTATAAACGATGGTATGGAAGAACCTGATGATGGTGTAATGATTTCCAACCATGAGCATCGTGAGTTTGCAGATTCATATGTGCAAAGTAATTTTGATCCTTTCTAAGTAACCGGTTTTATAAATAATAAGAATTAAAAAATATGACTCTTTATGAGGAAGGAGATAAAAGATGGCATTCCAAGTTTCACCGGGTGTGAACGTAAGTGAAATCGATCTTACTACTGTCGTCCCTGCTGTCTCAACCACCACTGGTGCGTTTGCAGGACATTTTAGTTGGGGACCAATAGACCAAAGAGTACTAATCGACTCTGAAGATCGTCTAGTCAATGTGTTCCAAAAACCAAACTCAAATACCGCAACTGATTTTTTCACCGCGTCAAACTTTCTTGCGTATGGAAATCAGTTATTTGTCACACGTGTAGTTGATGGTGCAAACAATGCGACATCAGGTGCCGATGGTGCGTACATTTCAAACGAAGATTACTACGACGAAACATATGCTCATTCTACAGGACACGGAGATTGGGTTGCAAAATGGGCAGGTGAGTTAGGAAACTCACTGGAGGTGTCTGTTTGCCAATCCAAAGATGCGTGGGAATCGACAGTATCTGGTGCCTTTTATTATGCAACAAGAAATTCAAGCACTGTCACTTTAGGTGGAGATTCAGATACTACAATTGGATTAGCAGGTTCAAACTCTGAAGCAAACTTTATTGTTGGTGATATCATTCTTCTTGGACCAGATAAGCAACCAAGAAAAATTAAGGCCTTATCTGGAAACACTATTACTCTTACATCAGATTATACTGGAAATACAGTTCAATCATATGAAGGTACAATAACACGTAGATGGGAATATTTTGATACATTCGACAATGCTCCTACAACAACACAGTTTGCTAATACAAATAACTCGCAGGGTGACTCGATTCATATTGCAGTTATTGATCAAGACGGATTGTTCTCAGGTGCTCAAGGAACCGTTCTAGAAAAGTATGAAGATGTCTCTGTGGCATCAGATGCTAAAACAGAACAAGGTGCTACTAATTATTACAAAGAAGTAATCAATCAGCAGTCAGCATACTTGTGGTGGGGTGCACATAATGCATCACTAACCAATGCAGGTAAAGCATCGTCTGGTGGAATCAGTTATGGTGGAAAAACCACACCAGTAGTCAATTCAATGACCGGTGGTAAAGATGGTTTAAAACCAACTGGTGCGCAAAAGATTGCAGGATACAATAAGTATAAATCATCCGAAGATGTTGACGTTTCACTGATTTTAGGTGGTGAAGCAGATCAGACACTTGCAACACATTTGATCACTAATATTGCAGAAAGTAGAAAAGATTGCATTGTAGTAATTTCACCTGAACGTGCAGATGTTGTTAACAACAATGCATATGACGGTAAAGAAAGAGATGATATTATTGCTTTCCGTGATTTACTACCTTCATCTTCTTATGCAGTCATGGACTCTGGTTGGAAATATCAATATGATAAGTACAATGATTTGTATCGTTACGTACCAATGAATGCTGACACAGCAGGACTTATGGTACAAACAGACCTTACTAGAGACCCATGGTATTCACCTGCAGGATTTAACCGTGGTAACGTCAAAAACGTTATCAAGTTGGCATATAATCCATCGAAAGCAGATCGAGATCAATTGTACAAGAAAGGTGTTAACCCTATAGTAACTTTCCCCGGACAAGGAACTGTCCTCTATGGTGATAAGACATTACTAGCAAAACCATCAGCATTCGATAGAATCAATGTTCGTAGACTGTTTATCGTTCTCGAAAAAGCAATTTCGACAGCATCTAGATTCACACTATTTGAATTCAACGATGAATTTACACGTTCACAGTTCAAGAATTTGGTCGAACCATTCTTGCGGGATGTGCAAGGCAGACGTGGCATTACGGACTTTGTTGTTGTCTGTGATGGTACCAACAATACAGGTGAAGTAATTGATAGAAATGAATTCGTTGGTGACATCTATATCAAACCTGCAAGGTCAATCAACTTTATTCAGTTGAACTTTGTTGCGGTAAGAACAGGTGTCGAGTTCTCGGAAATCGTTGGTCGTGAAGGTTAATAGGAAGGAGAACTACAATGGCATTTAATGTAAACGAATTCGCAGGAGCATTGAAGGCAGGGGGAGCACGTCCCTCCCTGTTCCAAGTGCAAATTACAAACCCGATCAATGGTGTTGCTGATGCGCAGGTACCATTCCTGTGCAAGGCAGCGCAGATTCCGGAAGCAACTTTGAGTGCACTGGATGTGCCTTACTTTGGTCGTAATATCAAGTTAGCAGGTACTCGTACCTTTGCGGAATGGTCACCAACAATCATCAACGATGAAGATTTTGCTATTCGTAATGCGATGGAACAATGGTCAAATGCAATTAACTCGTTTCAAGGAAACTTGAACAATGCAGGTGGTACAGCACCATCACTATATAAAGCAAATGCACAAGTCACTCAGTATGGCAAAACTGGTGATATCTTACGTGTGTATGACTTTGTAGGAATCTTCCCAACTTCAGTTTCAGCAATTGACTTAGGATGGGAAAATGGTGATGCAATTGAAGAATTCCAAGTCACCTTTGCATACGACTATTGGCAAGTATCTGGTGGTCAAACAGGTAATGCCGGGGGCATTTAAAACATAGTGTGATACGGGGTGTATAAATATACTATACACCCCTAATTATTATTGAGGTAAAACATGCCAATCGAATTATTTGGTTTTCAGATAGGTAAGAAGGAAGATACCAAACCTTCCGTACCGTCGTTCGTCCCTCCTTCTAACGAAGATGGTACAATCGCAGTCAATGAAGGTGGTGCTTATGGCACCACTGTCGACATCGATGGACAAGCAAAAACCGAAGCACACTTAATATCAAGATATCGAGATATGGCACAGCAACCAGAGTGTGAACGTGCTATTGATGATATTGTCAATGAATCCATTATTACTGATTCGGAAGATACTCCAGTAGAAATCGTACTCGATAAGTTAGAAAAACTAGATGAGACGATTAAAGATCGGATCAGAGACGAATTCGAAAACATTAAATATCTTTTAGATTTTAATAACAAAGCTTACGATATATACAAAAATTGGTATGTAGACGGTCGTTTATTCTATCATATTATGATCGATGAAAAATCCCCTCGTAAGGGTATTCAAGAATTACGTTACATCGATCCTAGAAAAATCAAAAAGGTTAGAGTAGAAAAACGCAGAAGAGATAGCAATCCTTCAAATAGCATTATCGGCAAAAAATATGATGAATATTTTATCTACTCATCAAAAGGGGTAAGTGTTGGTAATCAAGGATTGAAAATTTCATTAGACTCTATTTGTTACTGCCATTCTGGACAGTTGAATACAAACAACTCAATGGTAGTTAGTCATTTACAAAAAGCAATCAAACCTCTCAACCAACTCCGTATGTTGGAAGACGCAACAGTTATCTATCGTCTAGCACGTGCACCAGAACGTAGAATTTTTTATATTGATGTAGGTAATCTGCCGAAAGCAAAAGCAGAACAATATCTAAGAGATATGATGCTAAAGCATAAAAATAAGTTAGTCTATGATGCCAATACTGGTGAAGTCCGTGATGATCGTAAGTTTCTCACGATGCTTGAAGACTATTGGTTACCTCGTCGAGAAGGTGGTAAAGGCACAGAGATTTCAACCTTACCGGGGGGGCAAAACCTTGGTGAAATCGAAGATGTACTATATTTTAGAAAGAAACTCTATGAGTCATTGAATGTTCCTATATCTAGACTCGAAAGTGAATCTCAATTTAATATTGGACGTGCATCAGAAATTACAAGAGATGAAATTAAGTTTAGTAAATTTGTCAATAGATTACGTTGGAAATTTAGTGAACTCTTTCATATTTTACTAGAGAAACAACTCGTACTAAAAGGAATTATCACTCAACGTGAGTGGCAAGACATCAAACACGACATCTACTATGATTTCTTGAAGGATAATCATTTCACAGAAATGAAAGATGCTGAAATTATGAGAGAAAGATTAAACACCTTGCGGGATTTGGATGAATATGTTGGACGATACTATTCTGTTGATTGGGTTCGTAAAAATATTCTAATGCAGAAAGAAGAAGAGATCGAAGAAATTGATAAACAAATCGAAGCAGAAGCAGATGAAATGCCTGATGAAGAACCTCCAGAATAGTAACAATTTATTTTTATAAATAATAGCAGAGAATTTAAAGGAGACTTTTATGTCACATACTACAAGAGACGCAGTGCAAATGGCAATGCAAGGAAATTCAAAAGGGTTTCAAGAAGCAATCAACGATATCTTGACTGACAGAGTTCGTGATGCATTAGAAGTAAAGAAACTTGAAATTGCATCTAACTTTATGACTACTGACGTTGAAGAAGAGTTTGAAATCTCAGAAGAAGAGACTCAAGTAGATGAAGAAGTCGATGCAGAGGCAGGAAACTAATCATGACGATCAAGAAATTCAGTACCTTTGTAGAAGAAGCACCTGCTTCAGATTATGTTCCCAAGAAGACGGAAGGACCGGCAAAAGGTGAAAAAGATTTTTTGAATCTTCATAATGTCTCAAAGACTGATTATACACCCGCACCCGGTCAAGATTTTATTTTTAATGGTGACATTAAAGAAGAAGTTGAATCCGATGAAGATGAGGAATCTGAGTTATCGGAAGGTAAAGTCATGGATTCTCTTAGAGATATCGTAAAATCTAAAAGTGCTAAAAAAGTCAAGTTTGCTAATGGCAAGTCGGTTACTATTGATATGACTACTGCAAATGCAATGGTCAACTTACACAAAAAATTGAACGATAAAAATAAAGAGAAAATGGATGCGTCTATTGAGAAGTCACCAGACATGCTGATGAAACTCATGGATGTTGCATTCAGTAAGGGAAAGTAATATGGCATGGGTCACGGTTCCCGGTTCTGATAGTATTTGGCAATTTGATAATGCCGCAACTGCATCTGATACGTATTCTGATGCTAACGGGACAACTGCTTCTGGTGTTAGAAGTTTCACAAGACCATCAGGCGTAACTGAGCAGACATATGTAAAATGCCGAAAAACTGGAGAAACCATCGAACGTGGTGAACTCTCTAAAACATATTACGACAGTAAGGTATAGGAACTAACATGAAACTTATATGCGAAGTAAACGAAGAAATCAATTACATTACAGAAACTCTTGACGAAGGAACTGGCAAGAAGAGTATGTTTATTGAAGGTGTCTTCATGCAAGGGGATATCAAAAATCGTAACGGTCGCATGTATCCTGCCGGTGTTCTTGAAAAAGAAGTTAAACGTTACAACGAACAGTATATTGAAAAGAATCGTGCATATGGTGAATTAGGTCACCCACAAGGACCGACTATCAACTTAGAACGTGTGTCGCACATGATTACTAAGTTAGAAAGAGATGGTTCTAACTTTATGGGCAAAGCAAAAATCATGACCGAAACACCATATGGTAAAATCGTAGAATCACTAATCAAAGACGGTGGGCAGTTAGGTGTATCGTCTCGTGGTATGGGGTCCGTCAAACCGTCTAAAGATGGAACTGGTGTTGTTCAATCAGATTTTTATCTCGCAACTGCGGCAGACATTGTTGCTGATCCGTCAGCACCTGACGCATTTGTGAATGGTATTATGGAAGGTAAAGAATGGGTATGGGAAAATGGTGTCATTCGTGAAGCACAGATTGCTGACTATGAAAAGAAAATTCAAACAGCATCAAAGAAAGATTTAGAAAATGTCAAACTAAAGATTTTTGAACATTTTTTGACAAAACTTTAAAGTTTTATAAATACATTTACTAATTAGTTAAAAAAGGGAGAACTCTCATGACAGAACAAGAAATGGAAGTTCAGGAAGTTGAGGTAGTAGAAACTACTGATACTGATCTGGAACTGGATGAAGGGAAAAAAGCATCGATGGGTGATCCATCGGAAATTCCTGATCCTGAAGCAAAAGATGCAAAATCACCCGGTGGTGATGGCAAGATGATCGACAAAACAAATCCTGCGCAGGGTTCGTCTAAGATCAAAGTACCAAGCACTAAGGTTGGTATGATTGCCGCAATGAATGACAAAATGAAGAAAATGAAAAAGGATGACGTTAAGAAGTTGTATGCTTCTTATAACGAAGATGTTGAAGTTGAAGAAACTGAAGAAGTATCATCTATTCGTGAAATCCAACAGATCACTTCTTCTGACATCAACGTATCTGAAGACATCGAAGCAATCTTTGGTGGACAAGATTTGTCTGAAGAGTTCGTGGAAAAAGCATCTACAATCTTTGAAGCTGCAGTAGTTTCAAAGGTAAACGAGATTCTTGAAACAGTTACTGTTGATTTGGAAGCAGAACTTGAAGTAGAAAAAGAAGAAATTGTCGAATCACTATCTGCAAAACTAGACGACTATTTGGAATATGTTGCAGAAGAGTGGATGAAAGAAAATGAGTTAGCAGTTGAGCAAGGCATTAAGTCAGAGATCGTTGAGAACTTTATGGTCGGTCTGCGCAACTTGTTCACAGAAAATTACATTGACATTCCTGAAGAGAAAGTTGACCTCGTTGACGAATTGGCAACAAAAGTTGCTGAGTTAGAGGAATCTGCGCAAACTGATTTGGATCAGAAAATTGAAATGCGCAAGCAAGTCATGGAATTGCAAAAAGAATTAGTTACACGTGATGTGTGTGAAGGACTGACAGAATCTCAAGTAGTTAAGATCAAATCTTTAGCAGAAGGTGTGGACTTTGAATCTAACGAAGACTTAAAAGAAAAACTTGAGACTATTAAGGAAACTTATTTCGGTAACACTGAAGTAATTTCTGAAGATACTTCTTTTGATGATCAAGAACCAGTGGAACTTGATGAGGAAGTACAACCTTCTGTACATCCGGGAATGCGTTCATATATGGATGCAATCTCTAGAACAGTTAAAAAGTAAAAATTTATAAATAAAACTAGGTAAATAAAACCGTAAGGAGAAACCAACATGGCAACTGATGCTCTTATTCAAAAGTGGCAACCAGTTCTTGAGCATAACGATCTTCCTGAGATCAAAGATGCTTATAAGAGGACTGTTGTCGCACAACTGTTAGAAAACCAAGAACAGGCAGCTCGTGAGCAAAGTGCTCATCAAGGTGGACAGTTCGGAACTACACTGCTCGGAGAAGCGGCACCAACAAACGCAATGGGTGCTTCATCTTCAACTGCAGGTGATGGTGCAATCGATACTTTTGATCCAGTATTAATCTCACTGGTTCGTCGTTCAATGCCTAACCTAATTGCATACGACATTTGTGGTGTGCAACCAATGACTGGTCCTACTGGACTCATCTTTGCGATGCGTTCACGTTACGAAGGTCAAGATGGTGACGAAGCATTGTTCAATGAAGCAAATACTTCATTCTCTGCACAAGCAGGTGGTTCATCAACTACAATGGAAGGAACTGATCCTACTGGTTCTACGTACACTGTACAGACTGGTATGACAACAGCAACTGCTGAAGCACTCGGTGATGCGACTAACAACTCTTTCGCAGAAATGGCATTCTCAATCGAGAAAGTTTCTGTAACAGCAGTTACTCGTGCTTTGAAAGCAGAATACACTATGGAACTTGCTCAAGATCTTAAAGCAATCCATGGTTTGGACGCAGAGCAAGAGTTGTCAAACATCTTGTCAACTGAAGTTCTTGCTGAAATCAATCGAGAAGTTGTTCGTAACGTAAACTCAACTGCGACTGCAGGTGCTCAGAGAGACGTTACTACTGCAGGTACTTTTGACTTAGATACAGATTCTAACGGTCGTTGGTCTGTAGAGAAGTTCAAGGGTCTGATGTTCCAGATCGAACGTGATGCGAACGAAATTGCGAAAGCAACTCGTCGTGGTAAGGGTAACATTCTGATCACTTCTTCTGACGTTGCTTCTGCACTTCAGATGACTGGTGTTTTGGATTACACTCCTGCTCTGAACAACAACCTTCAGGTTGATGATACAGGTAACACTTTCGCAGGTGTTCTTAACGGTCGTGTTAAAGTCTACATCGATCCATACTTCTCTTCTTCAACCAATAACTACTATACTATTGGTTACAAGGGAACTAATGCATTTGATGCAGGTATGTTCTACTGCCCATACGTACCACTCCAGATGGTTCGTGCGATTGGTGAGAACACTTTCCAACCTAAGATTGGATTCAAGACTCGTTATGGCATGGTAGCAAACCCATTTGCAACAACTGCCGCAGATGGTGTGATTGCCGCAAACAAGAAGAACGTTTATTATAGAATCGTTAAAGTTTCTAACTTGATGTAATAAAAATAATAAATGCTACACTTAATTAGGGGGACGAAAGTCCCCCTTTTTTTATGCATAAATAGTACACATGATTGTGAGGAACATCGATGTCAGCAATTACTACTCAACCAGAGAACAAAAGTTTTCTTTCACCAATTGGATTCAAATTCACTCTGAATAGAATTCCTCATGTAAATTATTTTTGCACGAATGCTGAAGTACCTGATATCAGCATGGGGCAAATTGATACTGTAGAGAATACGTTTATTAAATTGCCAGTCCCCGGTGACAAGTTACAATTTGGTCTATTCAATCTGAGGTTTAGAGTAGATGAGGATATGAAGAACTATATCGAAATATACGATTGGTTGATTGGATTAGGATACCCTGATAATTTTGAGCAACATGCAAATATCGCACGTGGGATACAAGATGTAGGAAAAGTATACTCAGACGGTTCTTTAATTATTACCACATCATCATATAAACCAAACATCGAAGTGAAGTTCATTGACATGTATCCCGTATCATTAACATCTGTGCCGTTTAGTATTGAAGGAACAGATGTTGATTATGTCCAAGCAGATGTAAACTTTGCCTACCGGAAGTATGAATTGATTAAAATTAGTTAATATGATATAATATATTATTTGATTACTGGATTTATTATGAAAATTGAAGATATTGTGTCCGAATGGGACAAAGACTGCAAAATGGATGAGACAGAACTTGGTGATGAATCAACTAAGATCCCTGTACTCCACAATAAATATCTCAAAATGTTTATGGGTGAAAATGCACAATTAAAACGAATGTATGCGCAACGCAATAAACTAAAAAGAACACTGACTGAATATTACCTTGGTGAGCTTGATCAGGATGAGTTGGAAGAGTTAGGTCGTGATCAGTTCTATAAGAAAATTCTAAAGAACGAAGTAGATACCTATATTGAATCGGATGATACTTTTATCGATCTGAATCTGAAGTTAGCACTACAACAAGAAAAAGTCAACTACCTTGAGGCAGTTCTAAAGAGTATCAACAACCGAGGATTCCAAATTAAAAATGCAATTGATTGGTTAAGATTTACGAATGGATAGAATTGACATCCTACCAAAGGATGAAGTAAACGTGAAGATTGAATGTGATCGAGGGTTAGCACAAGAACTTTCAGATTACTTCACGTTTGAAGTACCCGGTGCGAAGTTTATGCCTTCATATAAAAATCGCATGTGGGACGGTAAGATACGATTGTTCAATACTGCGAGTCATACACTCTACAAAGGTTTGATCCGTCGTGTTGAAAAGTTTTGCCAAGATAGGGACTATGAGTGTGTCGTACATGGGGGACTGAACCATGTCAATGACATCCCTTTGAATGAGTTGGAAGAATTCCTCAAAGGTAAATACACCCCCAGAGATTATCAACTCAGAGCAATTGCTCATGCTTTGCGTGTACATCGTGCTTTAATCCTTTCACCGACTGCCTCTGGCAAATCATTCATCATCTATTGTATTCTCAAATATTTATTGACCAATGAATGCAGGAAGGCACTTCTGATTGTGCCTACTACTTCTTTGGTGCATCAAATGAATACAGACTTTAAAGAGTATTCTGAGAACCAACAGTTCTATTATACACATCTCATCATGGAAGGTCAAGAGAAAAATAATGACGATGCGCAGATTTTTATCAGCACATGGCAGTCTATCTACAAGCAACCCAAGAAGTGGTTTGACCAGTTTGATGTAGTGATTGGTGACGAGGCACACCAATTTAAGGCAACCTCTCTCACCAAGATCATGACAAAGTTAGATGCGTGTAAGTATCGATTCGGACTCACAGGAACACTTGACGGTACACAGACAAATAAGTTGGTATTGGAAGGGTTGTTCGGTCCAGTGATGAAGGTTATTCAGACAAAAGAACTAATCGAAAAAGGAACACTATCAGACTTTCGTATCAAGGCATTGGTGCTCAAATACCCAGAGGGAACTTGTAAGCAGATGAAACAGTCTACCTATCAAGACGAGATCCAATTTCTGATTAGTAATGAGCACCGTAATAAATTTATTAAAAACCTCGCATCCACACGTGAGGGCAATACTCTGGTACTTTATCAAATGGTTGAAAAACATGGTGAAATACTGTATAATATGATTAACGAGTCGACTAAGACTACCAAAGAAGTATATTTTGTGCATGGAGGTATCGATGCAAATACCAGAGAAAACATTCGTCATAGGTGTGAAGAAAAAGAAAATGTCATTATTGTCGCATCTTATGGAACGTTTAGTACCGGAATCAATATTCGTAACCTTCACAATGTCATATTTGCTTCTCCTTCTAAGTCTCGTGTTCGCAACCTTCAGTCGATAGGTCGTGCTCTAAGAAAATCAGCAGGTAAAGAATGTGCGACACTGTACGATATTGCAGACGATTTGTCAATTAAATCATACAATAATCATACCATCAAACATTTTGCCGAACGTGTTAAAATATATAACGAAGAAGAATTTGATTACAAAATTTATAACATAAGGGTAAAAGATGAATAGTATTATTAAACTTATTAATGGTGAAACCATCATTGCAGAAATAGCACATCAGGACGAAAATAAAACGAGTGTATTAGATCCTTTGGCACTGGAAATCGGAGAAAGTCCAAATGGAAACCCTATGCTACTTGCGATGACATGGATTCCTCTAACTAAGAAAATTAACCTAATCAGTTTAAATACTTCACATGTCGTTGCAATTGCGGATTGTGATGAAGATATGGATAAGTACTACTTAAATTCGTTGAATGTTCTTAAGAATAATCCATCTGAAATTGAAAGTCTGGAGGAAGATATGACAGAAGAATATCTAGATCAGGATTCATCGCAAGCAAACACGGTGCATTGATATGGCAGAAACATTAGCAGAAAAAAGAAAGAAACCTTATTATGTTGATAACAAAAAATTTCTTGCGGCAATGATCGAGTTCAAAGAGACGGTTAGATATGCTGAAGAAAACGACAAACCTAGGCCTATCGTTCCGTTTTATATTGCAGAGTGCATCATGAAGATTGCAACACACTTGTCATACAAACCTAACTTTGTGAACTACTCATTCCGTGAAGAAATGATCAGTGATGGTATTGAGAATAGTTTGCAATACATCGACAACTTCAATCCTGAAAAATCTCAGAACCCCTTTGCATACTTCACACAGATTATCTATTATGCTTTCTTACGTCGAATAGAAAAGGAAAAGAAATATTTGTATACAAAATATAAAGTCACTGAGCATGTGAATACCTTTGGTGAGACATCAGATACGCAGGGTCACGATTCGGGTTCCAATTTTAATGACGCAGTGAAATATGGTGAATGGACTGAAGAACATATGGCAACCTTTATCGAAAATTTCGAATCTAATAAAAGAAAGAAACGGAAAAAGAAGGTATGAAAAAATTAGAAGATTATGATTGGATTTGTCCGGAACCATTTACTAATGTGTATACCACAACACTTGGTGTTCAATCCCCTTGTTGTATTATGTATGTTCATGATGGAATGACAAACTTTGGATTTTCTGAAGATGATATCACGTTTAATGTTGCCGATACATCACATAAAGATTTTTGGCACAGTGCCCCTCTAAAAAGATTTAGAAATGCAATGAAAAACGGGGGTGATGATGACCTACTAAATGAATTTTGCAAAATATGTAAGACACAAGAAAAGTCGGGGAACAGGTCGCATCGACAATTTTATATAGAAAGGTTTAATAATGAATATAGTCACAAGAAAGAAGAACTAGAAAAGATCATTGCGTCTGATTCATATCCTACATTTCATCATAGTGCTGAAATGAACCACGTTGCAGGAAATGTATGTAATCTTGCATGCCATATGTGTAGAGGCTCGTCATCGCATACTTGGGAAAAAGAAGCAATTAAACTTGGTGAAAGAAATGAAGATGGTTCACTTATTTTTAAACAGGAAAGTAGGGTAAACAAAAAAAATAAATTTGACGATAGCATGCATGAACTTATCAACAAAACAGTAGAACTTAAATTCACTGGTGGAGAACCTTTAATTGGAAATCGTCTTTATGAAATTTTATCAATGGTGGAAAATCCAAAAAATCATATTGTCAGGATGATTACTAATGCCACAAAAAATGTTGATAAGTTTATCGAAAAAACCGAAAACTTTAAAAAAGTTACAGTCAACATTTCTGTAGAAGGGGTCGATAAGTTTAATGACTATATTAGGTATCCCTCTGATTGGAATGTAATATATGAAAATATTTTAAAACTAATGCAAACTAAGCATATCCAATTATATATCACCCCGACTATCAATGCCCTAAATGCGGGCAGGTTGCATGAAATTCCAGAATTGTTTGGTGACGATATGCTAACAGGTGGATCATATGTAGGTGACTGTTACTATAGTGTTAATTCAATACCTCCGGACATAAAAGATTTGTATCTGAATGAACTATATTCTCACGGTAAATATCGTCTTGTAAAAAATGTCATTAATTACCTTGAAAATTCTGAGTTTTCGGAGTATGATATGTATGGGATGTTAAAAGCAGTTCGTCGAAGAGACAAACTGCGTGGTACGAATTTATTAGAACATGTTCCGGAGTGGAAAAAATATTATGAAAATTGCATTGATCACTGATACGCATTGGGGAGTAAGAAATGATAATCTTAGTTTCCTTGATTATTTTGATAAGTTTTATAGTAATATTTTCTTCCCTACTTTGGATGAACATGGAATCAGCACTGTACTTCATTTGGGTGATATTGTTGATCGGAGGAAGTATATTTCTTATGTCACTTTAAGACGACTCAAAGAGGGGTTCATCGAACCGTGTCTGTACCGCAACATTGACCTGCATGTGATTGTAGGCAACCACGATGTGCCATACAAGAACACCAACGAGATCAATGCAATGCAAGAGTTGTTTGACGCAACTAATGTGAAGTATTATTCTGAGGTTGCCGAGGTTCTCTTTGACGATGTGCCACACGCAATCGTTCCATGGATCAACAACGGCAACTATGCAAGCACGATGGAGTTCATGAAGAACAGTGAAGCACAAGTTGTCTTTGGTCACTTTGAAATCGCAGGATGCCTTATGGATAGGGGCAATATGAACGAGCATGGCCTAAAGATATCAGACTTCAAACGATTTGATCGAGTCATGTCTGGACACTTCCATCACAAGTCTACCACACAGAACATTGATTATCTTGGGTGCCCATATGAACTTACATGGTCAGACTACCAAGATCCAAAGGGTTTCCACATCTATGACACTGAGACGAGAGAACTAGAGTTCATTCAGAACCCGTACACGATGTTCAACAAAGTGTTCTACAATGATGAAGGCAAAACACTAGAAGAGATTCTCGATGTGGACTTCTCACCTTTCGAAAACACATATGTCAAAGTCGTCCGTCACTCCGCAGGTAACCCATACTGGTTCGACAAGTTCATGGATAAACTGGTTAAGGCAAATCCTATCAATATTCAAGTCGTTGAGGATCACCTCAACCTTGACATCGAAGACGATGACGATATTGTGAATGAGGCAGAAGATACACTAACTATATTGTCAAAGTATATCGAAACAATGCCAGACACCGTGCCAAAGAAGCAACTTGACAATTTAATGAAATCACTGTATAATGAAGCATTACACTTTGAAGTTTAATATATGATCAAGTTTAAAAATCTACGATGGAAAAACTTCCTTTCTACAGGAAATGTTTTTACTGAGATACAACTAGACAGGTCACCGAGTACGATTATTACTGGTGACAATGGTGCAGGTAAGTCGACTATTCTCGATGCACTGTGCTTTGGACTGTTTAATAAACCCTTCCGTAATATCAACAAAACACAGTTGATGAACACGATTAACGAGAAGGGATTACTGGTCGAGATTGAGTTCTCGATTGGGAATGTAGAGTATACGGTGCGTAGGGGCATTAAACCTGCTGTTTTTGAAATACTCAAGAACAACAACCTCATAGACCAACCGGGCAATGCACGTGATTACCAGTCCCAGTTAGAGGATACAATCCTTAAATTGAACTATAAATCGTTCACCCAAATCGTCGTGCTAGGTAACGCATCGTTTACTCCATTTATGCAACTTACGACAAAGGATCGTCGTGAGGTAATTGAGGATCTGCTAGACATTCAAATCTTCAGTCATATGAACACCCTACTCAAAGATAGGATTGCGTTCAATCGTTCGGAGAAGCAAGAAGTTGAGTATCAGATCGAATTGCTTGGTGAAAAGATCAAGGTACAGAAAGAATACCTAGAGAGACTCAATGCGGATGTGGAGAAGCAGAAAGACGAGTTGCAGAAAGAACTCCAAGAGTGGTCTTTGCAATATTTATCCACTCAAACTCAACAGCAAGATATCGTTTCAAAAATTGAAACGCTTTCTGAAACGATTGCGAACTCCGATAAGGTCACTGCGAAGTCTGCAAAGGTGTCTGAGTTGATGATGAAATTGCACGATAAACTCGCATCTTCAGAAAAGAGGATTCGGTTCTATGAGAAACACGACAATTGCCCGACTTGCGAGCAAGTCATCGAAGCAAAGGCAAAAGCAAAACAACTTGAGAAGACGCAACAGACTGCTACTGAAACTCAATCCGCAATCAAAGAATTGGAAGTACAGCAAGTATCGCTTACGGAAGAAATTACTCGCATTACCTCAGTACAATCAGAGATCACCAATTGGCAACAACACTGGAGGGATTGCGAATCGTCACTATCCACTTACCAGAGTAATGCGGAGAGAGTGCGTGACAAACTATCCAATCTTACGGG